GGGTACGTCTTGAAGCTGTTGGCGGTGTGCGGGATGCAGTACTGGAACTTGCAGCCCAGCGACCACGTTGTCGGGGTGCCGGCCACTGACATCACAGCGACCATGAACGTGACGACATCGAACTCGGTGCCGGGCTCCATCTGGTTGGTCGGCTGGAACCGCGGGATCGGTGAGTCCGACCCCATGACGAATCCTGCAGCGTCAGACGGCAGGAGCTGCTGACCGAACTGGGTACTCATGCCGGCACGTCGTTCTGGGTGACACAGATCCCGGCGAAGATGGCCACCGCTGGGTAGGTCGTCGAGTGCTGCCGGGCGACCGCCAGCCCGCAGTTGAACCCGCCGCGGAAGTCACGGGTCCGGTTCTGAGCGATCTCATCAGGGGTAGACCCCTGCAGCTGGTAGAGAGCGCAAGCTCCGGTCGCCGGTGTCAGGTACGACATGTCGGCGTGGAAGTGGTTCATCTGCACCTCGTAGTAGGCGCCGAGCCCGCCGTTGGCGCCGCGGTCGAACGTCAAGCGCATGTAGTTGACGTTCATCTTCTCTTCGTTCTCACCGGTCGCCGTGTTCGCTGAACCGGAGACGGTCTTGACGCCACCACCGATGGACGGAGGCAAGTTGGCCGGGTCGTACCCCGGCGGGAGCCCGGTGTTGAACTCCAAGATCGGGTCCTGCGACAACGTCCAGTCAGGATCTGATCGGTCGGCGTAGTACAGCACCGGGAAATTGCGTGACGTGTTGTCGTGGCGCTGCATGTCGAACATGATCGAGAAGGTGCTCCACGACGGATACGAGTTGATCTGCCCACCGGAGCGGACGGCGACGTACGCCGACAGCGACACGATCGATGACTCCGACGTCCCGTAGGACCCCATCCGGCGGAACGCCCCACACGAGTTGAGGTTGCCAGCGGCGTCGGTGGCCTCATAGGGCTTCTCGGCGGTCGACATCATCAGGCCACGGGACCCGATCGAGTTCTCCGACGACAACGACACCCCGAGGCGTTGCGCCCCGGCAGTGAAGTGGGTGGCCCAGCCATCGTGGCCCTGGGAGAAGTCAGAGGCGTACACCACCCGGCCACGGCTCTTCAGACGCCCACCCTCATCGGACAGGATGTCGAAGTCGGTGTGCTTCGGTCGCAGCGGTGTCGCTCCGAAGATCTGCTGGAACGCCATCTAGAAGGTCCCTTCGTAGAGGATCAGGCCGCCGTCGGCGGTCGGCTGCATCCAGTAGTTGACCCCGGACCCGACCGGCGGAGTCGGCTGAGTACGGGAGCACACGAAGTTCCCACCTCCCGCCTCACGCATCGCTGCGAGCGCCGTCTGCGACGGTCCACCATCGGCGCGGGCGGCGGTCAGCTTGATCGGGCGTCCAGCACCGTCGGTCACCGCTGTCACGGTGTCGTCACCGATGCTGTAGGTGCCGATGATGGAATCGTTGATGGCGTTGATCGCCGTCTGTGACGGGCCACCGTCGGCCCGGGCCGCAGTCAGCTTGAGCGGCCGGCCAGAGTCATCGCTGATCGTCGTCACGGTGTCGTCCGTGATCGAGTACGTCCCATAGGTGACGCCAGTGCCGATAGGCCCTTGAATGCCCTGAGGACCCTGAGGACCCTGCTCTCCAACGAGGATCGTCTCCCACACACTGGTGGTGGGGTTCTTCTGCTTGATGACGGTCATGGCACCCTCGGTTGGATGATCGTGTTGCCGGCGGTCACTGTCGATGTAACGAGCCCACCGACAGCTGCTGTGAACTGACTGGAGATGTTAGCGTTGGCGTCGTCCTCGCTCAGGTCGAGCACGGTGGTGCCGGCGATGCCGTTCTTCAGGATCACCCGGTAGATCCTCCCGGTGTATGGGTTCGCCGATCCAGTGGTGACGTCACCAACCTGCCAGCGGGTGGTGACAGCTGGATTGAACGCTGCGCCGACAGGAGTCAGCGTGCGGGTGGTGCCGAGCTGCGTCCAGGTGCCGGGGACCGTCGGACTGTCAGCAGCGGTGTAGAAGGTGACGAGAGCGGTGGAGGCGACGTAGGTGGTGCGCACCCAGCCGGGAGTGCTGCCGGTGAACGGCACGACGACCGAACTGAGGTTGGTGCCGGTCTGCAGCGAGATGCCATCGACCGACGCCACGAACGCCAAGAACCCATCGAGTCGGATGCGGAAGGTGAACGACCGGACGCCCGAAGCGCCGTATCGACTCAGGAACGCTGCGTAGTTGGCGTTCGACCCGGCCGCCCAACCGGTAGGCGCCGCCCGAACCATGATGTCGATGTCGCCCGGCGACGCCACCGGTGTGGCGGACAGGTAGTTGAGGCCCACACCGGGGAACACCAGCTTGGCGGCGAGCGGCGTCGACGTCCACACCGTCGTGGCTCCGGCGCAGACCTTCACCAAGGGTGTAGATCCGGCGGCGATCTTGGGGAGGGTGTTCAGTACAGGCATCAGCCGGTGATCGCATAGAGGGTGTTGGGGTCCTTGGTGACGATGGCGTCGTACTGGACCTGGGTGCCGGTCCACATCAGCCACGCCGTCGCCAGGGTCGAGCCGAGCCCGAGATTCTGCATCGCTACTGCAGCGGACACAGCGGTCGGCTTGGCGATCGGCGTGGTGCCGTAGAACCCTGCCGTGTACCCGGTGTGAGCGAGTGACCCCTTGATCCCCAGTGGCCCGCCGAATGACGCTGATCCGTTGAGCGTCCACACCTTGCCGTAGATGTCCTTGTAGGACGGTGTCGGGATCGAGGGGTCGTAGACACAGACCTCGGTGCCGCCGACAACGCCGGCTGCACCGATGCCGGAACGCACCGACAGGTTCGAGGCGCGCCCGGCGAACCGCTGCTGCGTACCGTTGGTGATGCCCGACAGAGTGACCGCAACGCCGGTGGCGGCCCGTGTGACAGCCCCGGCAGTGGTGATGGTGGTACCCAGCTGGGTCCAGGTGGTGCCGTCGGGAGATGTCCAGAACCGCACGTCGTTGCCGCTCGCACCGTTGTCGACGTCATGGGTGAACGCCACCCACAACCAGTCACCGTCGTTGACGACCACAGAGGCGGTCGACGTCTTGCTGGCGGTGGCGGTGCCATCGACCGAGTAGGTGAGCGTCAGGGCACCAACCGTGCTGAGGCTGAACGACCAGTTCCGCAGGTTGCCGGTCGGCATGTACTGCGAGACGATGGTCTGGGTGGCCGCCGGCGTCCAGTCAGCAGCGGCGACCCGGGCCACGACACAAAGGTCACCGGTGATGGCTGGCGAGGTAGCGGCACTGATGCCGACGTAGTCGTTGGTGACACCGGAGAAGGACACCCAGGTGGGGCCGGTGGACAGGCCGCCGGCCGTGAGGGCTGTGCCCTGGTTGAGGTCAGGCAGCCCGGCGTTGCCGACCATCACCAGGCGAGTGATGTTCTGGATCCCAAGGACACCGGCGCCGAAGCGGGAGTTGCCGGTGACGACGACATCCTCGATCGTGGCGCCGCCGGCGGGCTGGTCGACGGACAGCAGGTAGTTCAGCGCACTGGGGGAGGTGTTGCCACTGATGGTGATCGCCTTGGCGATACCGGAGGTCGGGATGATCCGCACACCGTTGCCGTTGATCGAGCACCCGCTGATACAGATGCCGAAGGTGCCGGTGAAGTCAGTGCCAGTGTTCTCGATGACGATCTGGTCGATGTTGTTGGAGTACATCGTCACACCGGTGATATTGGCGTTCTGGCAGTCCTTCATGTAGATGCCGTAGCGGGTGCCGGACGACTGCAGGCTGGCGCTGTCGGAGAACCCACCGACCATCGAGAAGTACCCGTTGCGGTTCAGGTAGATGTTGGCGATCCCTGATCCCTGGGCGCGGGCGTTGACCAGCTGCCAGGACGCAGTCGAGTCGGAGTACAGGCCGTAGTCGCGCCCGGCGGTCTGGGTGTGGATCATCCAGTTATCACTGCAGCCGGTGGATCGCACACCGATGCGGCCCGATCCGATGTAGCACCGCTCGATGTAGGTGGCGGCCGAGCTGGCGAGCAGGTCGACGCCGACATCGAAGGAGAGGATGTAACAGTCAGCGATGATCTGGTCAATGACCTTGTCGATCGAGATGCCGACAGACGTGGTCGCCGTGCCCAGGGTGCCGTTGTACGTGAGCCTGATGCCTTCGATGTGCCCACGGCAGTTGTTGATCTGCGTCGCCGGGGCGATGCGGATGCAGACGCCTTCACCGGTGTAGCGGATGTTGGTGCCAGTGATCGATGTTGTGTACGGGTTGTTGCCGACTCCCTGCCACACCGTGTACGGGGACTTGTTGATTGTCGCTGCCACCACGTAGCGGCCAGCCGGGAAGTAGAGAACCCCGCCTGTGGCGATAGCGTTGTCGGCGGCCTGGATCGCAGCGGTGTCGTCAGTGGTGCCGTCACCCTTGGCGCCGTAGTCCTTGACGTTGATCGAGCCGTTCGTCGTCCCGGGTGGGCCCTGAGCGCTTTCCAGCAGAGACGTTCCGAGACCGAGAGCTTCAAGAGCGGTCTTCGGCGATACCCCCGTCGGCCGGAGAGCCGGAGCGGTCCCGAAGAACCCCAGCTTGGCGCCACCGTGGGACACACCGCCATCGCCGGCGTAGCTGATGTCCTCGACGTTGATCCGACCGTCGTTGGTGGCCTGCGTGACCAGGACCTGAGCCGACGTGGTGATGGCGCCGGCCATGCGCCCGGAGATGCGCACGTCGCTGATGTGCTCGTTCGAAGAGATCCCGAGGTGCACGAACTCAGCGGCCGAAGCGTACGGGCTGTGGATCGTGATCCGCGACGACGGTGTGCCCGGAGCCACGGTGCCGCGCATCCTGAAGGCAGAGTTGTTGATGTTGTAGAACTTGTCGCCATCAACGACGATGTCGGTCGTCGTCCCGAGACCACCGGTCACGCTGTGCGGGGAGATGTAGATGCCGTTCTTGCCGGCCAGCTGGCTGGAGCCGTCCCACACGTTGTCGACGAACGTGGCCGACGTGTTGTAGTTGCCCTGGAACAAGGCGCCGTGGCCGGTGAACCCCATGAAGTGGTTGTCGGCGAAGTACGCCCGCACCAACGGCGCCGAGCAGTAGATGCCGTCGTCAGCCGACGTGGACCCGGGCTTGCCGATCCGCCGGAACGTGGCGCCGATCACGGTCAAGTCGGTGCCGCCGGGGCCGTTGCCGCCGTTCCAGGTGATGAAGTCGTCACCGACGTTCAGACCTCGCCCGTAGTTGGGAGCATGCGAGCCGATCTCGGAGCACTCGAAGTAGCCACCGAGGACGGAGATCTTGCGCCCCCGGAGCGAGAGACCATCGTTACCGCCCATCGACTGACAGTCATTGAAGATGACGCTCTCGCACCCGGCGTGGGTGCCCATCGAACCGGTGTAGCTCTCGATCGAGATGAACCCGTTGACCGAGATGTCACGGGAGATCGGCACCGAGAACCCGCCGTTGACATCGAGCCCGTGCCGGCACCGCTTCGACTGGCCGCCGTTGACCGACACCATCTCACCGGAGATCGAGATGCCGTACCCGGTGTCACCCTGCAGGTTGCCGCAGTTGTACACGTAGCAGTTGTCGACCGTCCCGAACCGCACGTGGCGCAGGTCGATGCCGCCCCACTCCGCCGTCTCGACCGTCAAATCACTGATCCTGAAGTTGTCGACACAGAAGAGCGCCAGGCCGGAGCGGGTGCCGGAGTAGTCGAAGGAGGCGGGATCGAAGTAGATCTTGCCGCCCTTCCAGGTGCAGTTCTTGAGCTGGGTGTACTTGGTGAAGTCCTTGGACGTCGCCGCCGTGTACGAGTCGCGCAGCGGGCGGCCCAAGGTGAGCACGTTGCCGGAGATCCCAGTGACCTCGATGTACTCGCTGTGGCAGTACCCCGCACGCTCATCGGTCCAGACATCGGTCGACCACAACCCGAGTAGGTCACCGACGTTGATCCCGGCGACAGAGGTCATCGTGATCGTCTCGGAATCAGCCGGTGCGTTGGCGGCCAAGTGGACGTTGGAGAGCGTGACGAAGGAACCGAGGAACCGGAACGCCGGGTGTGTGTTCGGTGACACTGCCGAGGCGTCGAGGATCGCCGCCGGGTCCATCTCGATGTTGACGTTGCTGGCGCGGACCTGGATCTCGGTCGTGATCCGGTACCGGCCGGGAGGGAAGTAGACGGTGCCGCCTGCGACACCAACAGCGTTGATGGCGTCCTGGATGGCCTTGTTGTCGGTCGTCGTGCCGTCGCCCTTGGCGCCGAAGTCGCGCACGTCCTTGTAGGGGAGCGGCTGGGTGAGCACGACCGTCGAGGCGCCGGTGATCGTGGTGTCGGCCCACAGCTGATCGTCGTCGGCCGGCGGGGTCGAACCGATGAGGATGCCGGGCGGACCGGGCATGGTCCCGGCGCCCTCGACGGTGGTGTCGGCCCACAGGATGGTGGTGTCGTCGGGAGGCGTGGCCTGGATGACGATGCCGGCGGCCTCGTCGATCAGGCCCTCCAACTCCAGCAGGTAGTTGTTGAGGTCGGTGCCCCACGGGTCCTGCCCGATGTGGGGAGGATCGAGTTCGGTGGGGTCAGTGCTCACTGCGCCCTCCTCTGCTTGAGTAGGTCGTTGTGGGCGCTCTTGGCGGCGCGCCGGACGTGGGTCTTCATCTTCGCCGGCGTGATCCCGTGCATGACCTCGGTGTTGACCGTGCGGTAGAACGACCCGGTCTCGTCCTTCTCGTCGTGCGGACCGTGCGTGGTCCGCACCAACCAGTCACTACTGTTGACCTGCTCGGCCTGCGCCCGCACAGCGTGGGGCTCGTGCGCCTGGCGGTCAGTGAGGTTGACCTCGGCGAACACCCGAGCACGACCGGTGTTGTAGTCCTTGGACTGCTGCTCGTGGAGGTTGTCTTGGTCAGGGTGTCGAGGCATCACACCACCAGTGCTACGAGGAAGGCGACGTTGATCTTGGCCTGGCCCGTGGTGGGCAACGTGCCGCTGCCCGACACCCACACCACCGGGATCTGAGCGTTGGTGGTACCGATGACTGACGGGCCAGTCACATCGAACCTGTGGATGATGGCGGCGTTGTCCCAGTCACTGATGCGGACCTTCGCCCCGATGGTGATGATCTGCAACACCGGTGTACGGTCGGCACCGTCGACGTCGAGCTTGCGCAGGTCGATCAGCGTGGCCAGTGCCGGGTTGGCGTTGTTGAACCGCAGCTCGCCGGCGCCTGCTGGAGGGGCAGCGTTGCTGAACTTCCACGCATAGCTGTTGTAGACGTAGTCGGGCCTGGCCTCCAACTCCTCGATCCGCTCCTCCAAGCTCACCAGGTAGGCATTGAGGTGATCACCCCAGATGTCGGCGCTCACGGCTCGTCCTCGGGATGCCAGGCCTCGGGTGTCTCGGCGAACCCGGTGACCACCCGGGCCGGGATGAAGTCGTCGGGCGGCGTGGTCGGCAGGTTCGTCGGGTTGGGCGGAAAGAGCCTGGTCGGACGCGAGGCGTCGTCCCATTCACGGGACTTGTAGACGGGCACCAGGCGACCGGTGGTGCGGCTGATGCGGCGGAGGTGGAACATCTCGGCCTTGTCCAGGCCGACGCCCAGCATCGCTGCCTTGGACTTGTACTTGTTGACCAGTCCGTTGGGTGAGAAGAGGAGGTCTTCCAGCTGGTGGAAGCGCTGGGTCGCTGGCACCGACACGGCCTCGGGGGTGGAGATGTCGATGTCGCGGGAGAACTCGATCAGCTGCGACCACAGGGCCTCGACGGCGGAGCCGAGGGAGATGGCGTCGGCCTCGACGTCGGGTATGGCCGACAGCACGAAGTCGGGTCGGTGGTACTGATGTTCAGCGACGGTGTTCTCGACGAAGAACACGAGGTCCTCGTCGGTGACCCACGTGTAGTAGTAACCCTCGACGTTGACGTAGGAGCCGGCCGGGAACCCACCGGTGATCGGCGCCGAGATCCGCAGCAGACCGTTGCGCTCGTCGAGCTGGTAGCTGAACACGGTGCTGGACGCTGTGCCGTTGGGGCGCCCCTCGTACACCGTCGTGCCGGCAACAGCGGTGACGTAGAGCCCGGCCGGGGAGACGTTGGGGTGCGGCAGCTGGAACGTGCGCGACCCGTCCTGGCGCGACACGGTGGACTGGAAGAAGCGCTTGTGGTCACGCATGTACGTGCGGGACGTTCCCATCAGCGACTCGATGCTGGGCATCAGTCCTCCCAGATGAACAGTGAGGAGAACTGGGTGAGGTCGACCAGGTTGCGTGGCGTGCCGGCGGTGTCAACGACATCGTCGATGGGATCGTCGTCACCCTGGGCCGAGGTCGGCATCGTCGTACCGGGTGTCATCTGCTCCATCGACCAGAAGCGATCCTCGGCCACGATCCCTCCTACAACTTCACGTACAGGTTGACCGCATGCGTCGGCTGGTACATCGAGATCGGCGTCCCGGCGCCGGTGTTGCCGATCGTGATGCCGGTGCCGGCGTACTTGTTGAAGTCCGGCGGCTCGGTGTAGACGTGCTCCAGGGGCTCGTTGGAAGGCACCGGGTGGCGGTTGTTGTGGAACTGCCAGGGGCGGATGTAGGCGTACGGCCCGGCCTGCGGGTGCATGTGCCCGGGGTCGTTGAGGGGGTGGGTGTGTGGCGGCAGGTTGGCCACCGAGATGGCGACGCTGGGATCGCCGACGGACCCGAAGAGCCCGAGCCCGGCGCCGGCGTAGGCCAACGTCATGCCGCGCAGGTCGGGCATCCTGACCTGACCGCCCTGCGATCCGTAGCGCGACCCGATCAGCGCTGCCAGCTGCGCCGTGTCACCTGAGGTGTTGATCCACTGGCCCACCGGGGCGATGAACCCGACCGGCGCCGACGTGGCCAGCGAATGGACAAGGGCCCCCGTCGGAAGCGACGACTCGGAGGCGTTGTAGACCCTGAACGACTGCCAGTTCGATGTCGTGCCATCACCGTCGCCCTTCTGCCACATGCCGGTGCTCGACCCACCCTGGGCACGGTCGACATAGGTGTCGCCCTTGCGCCCAACGACATTGCCGTTGGGGTTCCCGGTGCCGAACTTGAGGTTGTCGGCGTACAGCTGGCCCTCACCGTTGATGTAGGCCAGCTCGTTCGCTGCGGTCCCCTGGACCTGGAGGAGCTTCTGGGTCGCAGGGTTGTTCGCCCGCGCTCGCAGGACGAGTACGGACAGCGTCTCGTCGACCGCCTTCAGCACCAAGCTCGTGGCCCACTCCATGGCCGCTGCAGCTGTCCGGCGGAGCTTGCTGTCGGTCCACGAGAGAGTACCGTCGGCAGCGATGTTGAGGGACCCACTCGGGCCAACGGTCGAAACTACAGTGTCGGTGTTGGTGTCGTAGACCCGCGAGAAGCTCGACGGCATCGACGGGGCCTTGAGGATGATGTGCCCACCGAGCACCGACGTCGAGCCCGGCGGGACGTAGACAGCACCGAGCGGGGCGAAGGTGTCGAAGTCGAACTTGTTGAACAGGGCGTTGGGCGAGGACGCACCGGCGATGTTGACCAGCACGCCCTGGTTGGAGACGGCGATGAGATCAAAGCGGGCGTTACCGCCACCGTTGGCGACTGTGACGGTGGCGGCGTTGAACCGCACTGGTGCATCGCGGATGAGGGCGATGCCGGCAGCGACCTGAACCGAAGGCCCCGGCGTACCAAGAGCGGTGACCTCACCGCCGCTGACGACACCCGTGCGCCGGTTGCCGAGCGCCTGGAAGTCGAAGTCGTCAGGCTCGGCCTGATCGAGGTACGCAACGTCGGGAGCGTTCGGAACGCTGTACTTCAACGGGTCACTCTCCGTCCGGCTCCACCCTGGTCCCGTATCCGTTCTCGACCATGAAGTCGACATCGCTCGCCGGCAGCTCCTGAACTACACCGGCGCTGAAGTTGTACGACGCCCCTGACGGCAGGGTCAGGATCGCTGACTGGGTGGCTTGCACCATCTGCAGCTCCGAGGGCGCCTCAGGATCGGGCCCGTGAGCGCCCTCCTCCGCCGGCGGATCGACGACGCGATCGGGCTCCTCGACGTCCTGCGCCTCTGGTTCCTCGGCGGCCTTCTTGGTTGCCATCAGAACTCTCCTCTCACATCTGGGACTCGGCGAGCTGATCGACCAGGAGGCCGCGCTCGTGGAGGTAGCGGTAGATGTCGGCGGGCACCCGATAGCGCCTGTTCTTCTTCAACTCGATCGGGCGCTCGGTGCCGCCGTAGTAGACGGGCCCGATGTCGGTGTGCACACGGACGATGTGCGTATCGGCTTCCGGGTCGAGGATCTCGACACCGAGGTCGACGATCGCATCAACCGTCTCGACGTTGCGCAGTACGTGGTCGCGGTGGAGCGACGCTGTCGTGGTCAGCACTTCACCGTGCTCCAGGTCATCGAAGGAGATGTCGTCATCGGCGCCGGGGTCGTAGTCGTCGACCAGGTGCGGATCGATCGGCGCCTCCACCTCGCCGACTTCGGTGATCGGGACCGGGGGCTTGGGATTGGCCATGAAGTGTCCTTGTGGTCGGTGTGTACGTAGGCGAACACCACGGTAGTCCGCCCCCCGTCAGTGGCGTTGGAACGCAACGAGGGGGCCCCGGCGGACCCCCTCGTCGTGCGCTTGAACGGCGCTCAGTTCGAGACCATCGACACCACGGCCTGAGGCGTGATCGCCCCGAAGCCGTAGATCGAGTACCACGCCAGAGCGTGCTCACGCCCGAAGTCGAGCACGCCACCGTCGCGCAGCTCGACCGGCAGGGAGATCGCATGACCGAAGGCGTTGTCGCCGATCATGATCCCGTAGTACTCATCGAAGCCAGCTCCGATAGAAGCCTTCTTGACCTGCGTCGTCTCGATGAACACAACGTCATTGAGTCTGCCGATCTCACCGAGCATGAAGTTCCCGGGAGCGGCGTACTTCGACACCTCGATGAACTCGGGCGTGTCCCGCAGCGCACGGCTCTGGTGCGGGTGCAGGAAGGAGACGTAGGTCTCACCGAGACGAGGGATGTTCAGCGACGCCAACATCTCCACAGCGTCCTTGACGGTGTACGTCGTGAACTTGTAGGCCTCCTTGCCAGCCGTGCCGTCAGCGGCATCGATGGCTGCCTGGTTCGGGGCCTTGGTGCCTGGGTCGTAGATGTTGGTCGAAGGACCCTGGTACGGAGCAGCGAGCCGGTAGCCGAAGGCCACGTTGCCCGCCGCCGCCAGCAGCGTGTTGCGGGCCTGGATGTCCATCGACTGTGCCATGTGGCGGCCGAGGAGCCGGGAGCCCGACGCCATGATGTCGTCGAACGACGCATGGAGCAGCAGCTCCGACACGGCGATGGCGTAGCCCTGCTCACCGACACTGATGCGGTACTGGAAGGCCGACAGGGCCTTCGTCGTCATACGCACACCTTCAGTGAGTGCCGCACCAGCAACCTGATCGACGGGAAGGTTGTTGTACTTCATGAAGTTCACGGTCAGGCCGGGCTGGACGCCCAGCTCAGTCTTCTTGACCGCGAACTGCTCGAAGCGAAGGATCGGCATCGCCTCGAAGAGGATCTCCTTCGACCAGATGGCCTGGATCGCCGGCGTCATCGCCGTTGAACCAGTGATGGCGGTGCCCTGCGGGTAGCCGTCGGTCACCATCCCGCTCGGAGCGGGGGCGGCCTGGACGCCGAGGAAGGCACCTCCAGTGGGGACGGCAGCGGGGTTGTTCCCCCCGGACACGCCTGAGTACAGGTTCCCAGTGCCCGAGACGGCACCCGAGATGTCGGGCATTGGCTCCTCCTATGGAGTGATTGTGGAAGAAGCTGCTCAGCGCCCGCTGTAGAACTGGCGCTTGGCTGCTTCACGGAGTTGAGCCTGATGCTGTGCGTATACCTGGGGCGTCATCGCCCGGATCTGTTCGGCTGTGAAGCTCTGCTGTTGTGGAACGACGTCCGCTGGCCCCCCCATGGGAGCCGTCACACCCGCACCTCTCATGCCGGTGTAGGACTGCTGCTGGACGGCTTGGACATCATTGACGATGGAGTTTGTGCGCTCCACCATCGCGACGATAGCCGCATCGATCTCCTCGGGGCTGTTGCCGGACACGAAGTCGAGCAGCTGCGGCATGATCTGTGACCCGAACTCGCGCAGCTTGTCGGAGCGGTACTGGAGGAGGGAGCCGAGGCGGCGCTCCTGCTCCAACATCGCCTCGGCCGCCTGGCGCTCCTCCTCCAGCTGGCGGAAGCGCTCCTGAGTCGTGGCCTCCATCGTCTCCAGACGAGTACGGAGGTCCATCTCCTCCAGCTCCTTCGCCTTGCGAGCGTCCTCGGCTGCCTGCTCAGCGGCCTTCTGGGCGTCGAGGGCGGCCTGGCGCTCGGAGGCCAGGGTGTCGAACTGCTGCTCCATGGCGTTGAGGCGGTTGTAGAGCTTGGACTTCTCCTGCTCACGGGCCGCTTCGAGGTCGGCGGCGGTGAACATCACGGCGTTGTTGCCGGTGGACACCGGGACCTGCTGCGGCGGAGTCTGGGTGCCGTTGCCAGTGCGACGCGACGAGATCGCCGGCTGCTGGACGCCGGAGATGAAGCCGTCGCCGGTCTCACCGGTGACGAGGGCGGGGTCGATGGTGTTGTTCCCGACGAGAGGGTCGACGGTGACGGAGTTGGGGTCGTGGGCGGGAGCGTTTGACATGGTGGTGGGTGTCCTGTGTGAGCGTGTGGGCTAGGTCGCCCTGGTGTTCTCTGGGTTGCGGTACTGGGCCAACTTGCCTCCGTAGGCCCGTTCGACGAGATCGGCGGCCATGGCCTGGATCTCCGGGGTGACCATCGGGCCCGGCAGAGACGGGCCCTGGGCGGCGGTGGAGGTGACCGACCCGCCCTCATCATCAGGCGGCACGATGCCGCCCTCGGGAGCGCCGGGTATGACGCCGGTGACGAGCTGCACGGCAGCAGCGATGGCGCTGGTGAGCATCGACAGAGCGCCGGCGTCCTTGGCGTCCTCGACCTGCTCGGCGGCAATCTCGTCGAGCTTCTCCCGCGGCATGTCCTCGCCGAGGTCGCGCAGCGCGCCCTCCTTGGACTCCAGCCCGAGGCCCATCTTGGCCTGGATCTCGTTGAGCTTGACGAGGATGTCGACCGGCAGCGGGGGCGGCCAGTGGATCGAGGTCTCGTAGGTGTTGGGGTCCGCCGGGTCGAGCACCATCGGCTGACCGGCCTCGGGCCGCGCCGACTCCATCGGGTTGTACTGCAGGACCACCGGCTCCTTCTGGGCCAGGGTCAGGATGATCAGTTCATTGATCTTGCGGAACAGCTTCGACAGGTTCGTCGTCTTGCGGTCGTAGCGGTTCATCAGCGGCTGGTACTGGATGTGCAGTGCCACACCGCTGGTGTTGCTGATCGGCTGCATCTGGCCGAGCGCCTGCTCGGGCACTCCGGTCATCTCGTGCATCGCACGTTTGATGTAGTCCATGTACGCCAGCGGGCCGTTCAGCTCGACGAGCCCCTGGAGGTTGGTCATCGACGCTTCCTTCGGCAGCGTGATGACGCGGCTGGCGCCCTTCTCGATGTTGGACAGCTTGGCGCCCACAACGACGGTGAGGGGAGCAGCGTGGTAGTTGATGATGTCGGATACTTCGAGAGCCTTCTCGTTCAGCTCCCGGTTGAGGGGTATGACACTGTCGATGTCAGGCAGGCCCCACGGTGATCCAGGTACAACGATGTTGGGCTGATAGGCGATGGGTATGACCCCGAGCGGGTTCGGGCGCGCATCGATCAGGCGGTCATTGACGAACTCCTGGATCTCAATGTCGGTGATCAGCTCGGTGTACGTGTAGACCTGGCGCTCACCTGTCGGCGCCGTGTTCCAGAACCTGTACTTCATCTTGAAGGCGATCATCCGTTGACGGTCGTGCGGATGCCACTGCGGGAAGCACTGTGCTGCATTGAGCGGGATGATGCGGACACGTCCCGGATGGAGGCGGCCGGCTGGATCGACGAAGGGGTCCTCGTACGCCACCTTGACGAACATGTCGCCGCTCACACCACCGTGGACACCGATCTCCCACAGCACAGCGTCCTTGTCGTTGTCCTGCTCCCACACCCGGTTGAGCGCCGGCAGGATGATCGACTGCGTCGCCGCTGGGCAGCGGAAGCCGATGCCCTTGCCGAGCGTGAAGCTGGTGATGTAGTCGCTGAGCGCCCGCACGTAGTTGAAGCTGAACTGCGGTTCGCCGATCTCGCGCATGTGGCTCTGCATGTGCCCGAGGTAGTGCGCCCAGTACAGGGCGTAGCGGCTCAGGCGCGGTCCGTGGACCTCGAACTCCTCGTCCGCCAGCTCGACCAGACCGAGCGGCGAGACCTGGATCGTGAGGTCACCGGAAGCGGCTCTGTAGCTGGGCGGATGGAAGGACAGCACGCAGGCGGAGCCTAGTCCTGGACCTTTCCGCTACGTGAGACACGCACCGGAGGTGTGCTTACAGCACCATCCACGCGAGAGCCATGCAGGCCAGACCGACGGAGACCACCGTGGCCCACAACGCACGGGGCTGGATCGCCCATGCCACCACCGCCCCGATGATGAACAGGATGAAGGCGACCAAGAACATCACATCGGCGAAGTCGCCGTTGCCAGTCCAGATGCCGTCGCTGGTGGCCAGTAGTGAGGTCATGGGGGCTCCTTGGTTCATCGACGCTGTTGGTCGTAGCTGACCTGCGCCCGGAGGATCGCCCGGCGCTTGCTGAACTCGTCGGGCGCTACCGCAGCCGCCCGGGCGTGGAAGTCGGCGAGGTCGGCGTGTGCGGTCTCCGGCGTCGCCACATGGGGGGAGGTGCGCTCAGTCGCCTTCGGGATCATTCGGACGCTGTCGGTGTCGAGTGGGTTGTTGTAGCCACGAGAGAACATGCCAGGTGTCTCGATGCGAGACACCGACGGCTCGGCGGTGGAGCCGCGGAACTCCTTCTCGCCAGCCAACGTGCCCGAGGTCAGGCGGGCGATCCGCGAGCCGGCCGTCCCTGCGTTGCCCTTGGTGTTCGCAGCGTTGTCCAGCATCTGCTGGACCGAGCCGGCGACCTGACCGCGCCCGTGGACCCAGGTCATCTCCTGCATCATCACCGGCGGGATGTTGGTCTGCGACTCGTGCTCGCGGGCCTGGACGGCGCCCTGCTGTACAGCGGCGAGCGCCGCCATGCCCCACGCTGCGCCAGGCGTCATCGCCTTGCCGCCGGCCTCCTTGGCCGCAGCGGGGCTCATGAACGTGGAGCCCTTCGTACTGGCGTGGGTGGTGGCCGTCTGCGAGCCGGCCATCTTCGCCGGCGACGGAGCACCGGGCATGTCGTGCATCTCCTGGCCCGACAGCAGCCCCGACATCCAGGTGTCGGGGACCGCCATGCCCTTCTCGCCGAGGATCTTGTGGTGGTAGGCGGGGTCGGTCGGGTCGTTCCCGCCCTTCATCAGGCCGTAGAGGTCGACGCGGTCCATCACGCCGTGCATCTTCTCGGACTGTCCGACCCACGGGTTGTCCTTGTCCCGAGCCCGGTCCAGGCGGACGCGACGCGCCTCGTCCTGGTCACCGAAACGCATCTCGTACTCGTGGTGCAGCGGGGTGTCGGGCTTCGACTCCTTGATCACGTTGGTGTAGAGGTGGACCTTGGCGGCCTTCATCTTCTCAACGGCGTTGTAGTCGCCGCGCACCGTTGCGAACCCCTCCCGGCGGTTGGTCCCGGCGTTGCGGAAGCCCTCGACGTCGAAGTCGGAAGCGACGGCGATCTTCTTCTTGTTGCCCGAGGCCGTCGCCGCCTGCATGTCCTCAGGAGTCATCGACGAGATCGTGCGACGTGCTCCGGCCTGCATGACGAGGCGGGGCTTGACGCCCTGCTTCTCCTGCTCCTCGCTGACCGACGTGTGGATGTCCTCGGTCGCTCGGATCTGGCGCTTGTTCTTGACGGCGTCAGCCATCGACGACAGGGCCCGGAACTCGCTGTCGGGGTCGTTCTGCGGGCTCATCGCGCCGCTGGCGTCGGCGAGCTGGTTCGGGTCCATCCCGTGCTTCTCGGCAACACCGGTGATGCGGCGGTTGTGGCCGAAGTACCACGCCGGGTCGGGCCGGTTCTCGGTGTCGGCCATCATCCGGTCCCAGTGGGTGGCGATGTTGCTCGCCGCCTTCTCGACAGTGACGTCCTCGTCCGTCAGTCGAGCGATGATCCCGGGGTCGAGCGCCGTCTTCTTCTGTTCACCCTTCTTGTTCTTCGAGGTGGCCAGCTCGGTCTCCCGCGTCTTCCAGTTCGACATCGATGCCCGGAACCCCTCGCGCACGACCGCCTGGGAGGTCTCCGACATCTCGTGCAACATCGGTGGCATGTGCCGAGCGCCGGTGCCGTAGTCGATCTCGGCCTGGGAGGGCTGCGGCTTCGGGGCCGGCGCGGCCTTGGGCTTCTTCTTGCGGCCGCCGCGCTTCGCCTGGCTGGCGTTGATCATCTCGTCAGCGGCCATCTTGTTCACCTTCGCTGTAGATTGGGGGCATGACACCGGCAGAGATGACCATGGACGAGTGCGGGGAGCTGCTGCGATACGTCCGTGGGGCGGAGTTCTCAGACGAAGCCCGCAGCAAGCTGTACCGGTTCCTGCACGAGCGGGGCTGGTTGCCACCGGAAGAGCGGGCAGCGGCTCTGGCCGTCGCGCAACGTCGTTGGGATGCTCGATCGAAGTACGCCAAGATGGGAAGCCGGGCGTACTGCGACCTGTGCGGTGAGCGCTCCATCGGCGTCCGAAGGAGTGGAGGAAGCTCCTGCCGAGCGCACTGGGACCTGGAGCAGACAACTCCGGTGTTCGACGCAGCGACCGGGTTCCCGCTATCGTCATCAACGGTGAGCCGAGAATTGAACGACGAACAGATCAAGGCGAAGCATCGTGCCCAGTTCGCTCCCAAGTACTGCGTGTACTGCGGAGCGACCGCTACCTGCCTCGCCAAGGGAGGATTCTGGGCCTGCGACGAACACAGGACGGAGCCCAAGCCGGTCGAGCGCATCCTACGCCCCCACTTCATGTGGACCTGGAAGAGCGGTCACCGCTGCGAGGTCTGTGACCGGCCAGCTACCGGCATCCATCAGCGCAACGGCAAGGACGTCGGCTACTTCTGCCAGAAGCACTTCCCTGTCGGGGTACCGACCTACAGCAGCGGTCCTGTCTGCCAGGACTGCGGAGAAGAGGCCACCGTGCTCGATCGCGCCGGCGTGTGGCGCTGCGACGCTCATCGTCTCGTCACCCAGTCGAACATTCCACCGAGCACGTTGCCGGAGACGACTGCCTCGTAGGACCTCGGATCAGAGCGAAGCGCCTTGCGGTAGTCCGCGACACCCGCCTCCGGTGTGATCCGCCGCGTCGAGAACGGATTGTCGTGCTGGGTGTACTCGGTGGGCTTGTGCCCGATCTCCCCGAAGGCCATCTCGTTGCGCTTCAACGTCAACGAGCTGGCGTCCATCTTGGTCTCCGGTGACCGGGTCAAAGCGTTGCTGACGTCTAGGTCCACCTGTGAGGCGGGCGTGCGCTGCTCGTCGTGCCAAGCTCCCAACGCTGTGTCCCCAGACGCCAGGGCAGCTCGGTTGCTGCGCATGAAGCTGACGATCGGCCGCCCACTGATCGGCGAGTCGTGCGATGCCCCTGTAGAACCAGGCACGCCACCAACCATGTAGCTGTCGGTAACCTGCTCGATCTCCCCTTGAGCATTGGGCTTCGGACGCACAGAGAAGCCACCTCCCGGAGCGTTGGCTCTCTCGGCGAGAGCCCCGAACTGCTCCTTGCTGAAGGTGGCCATCTCGACGCCTCAGTACAGCCAGGCTTCGGAGGTGGCGTCGTAGAGCCCCTGCATGAACGATGCATTGCGACTGGTGCCGGGATCGGGCCCCTCGGGCGCCGGGCCGAGGAACGGCACGTCGATCGGGATGTCGCCGACCTCTTCGCCGGGGGCGATCTGGCTGGACGTGGGTGCTGGCATGGTCATGCTCCTCTACTGCGGCCTCGGCCGCCGAATCTGTAACTGGGCACCGTCATTGATCCACCGACCTTGCCGCCGAGCACCCGGGCGAGGACCTGGTTCATCATGGATGAGGACTGCTCACGCTGGGCGATGTCGCCGATGCGGTCATTGACGATGCCGCTATGAGCACTGGCGGCCGGCGAAGCGGTCCCCGGGAAGGGACTGGCGGGGCCGACGGGCTTCTTGAAGTCCACGATCACCTTGTTCCGCTCGTAGAAGTCCTGAGGGGTGGGAGGGAAGGTCGAGGACCGCTCGCGCCCGCTGCTGCCGGGGCGAGGCGGCGGGATCACCAGCCCGCCACCGCCGGGGAACCACTTCGCCGCCTCAGCTCTGCCCTCCGGGGTACGCGTGTCGATCTCGCTGGGGGCGGCGCCCGCCTGTTGGGCGATCTCGTTGGGATCATCGCCGTACTCGGCGCGGTTCCACTCCTTGCGCTGGATGGTGGTGTCCCGCTGCTCCTTGACCCGATTGTTCACCGCACCGAGAGCGGCGGTGAAGAGGCCGCGCTGGTTCATCGCCGCCATGGCGAGGCCGGCGTGCTCGGAGGTACCGGGCGTCATCGCGTTCTGGATGGCGCGGTTGACGTTGGCCGCTGGCATCCCGGGAGCAGCTGGCGGCCGGGTCCCCCACGGGATCTCGTTGAACCCTCGGGCGAACCCGCGCCCGTACACCGGGGGTGTGTACGTGCTGTGACGCGGATACGCACTGCTCGGGTTGTACGGCATCGTTGTACTTCTAGTCGCGCACGATCGTCGGCGACGGCCGGTTCATCCGGTGCGTCAACGGGTTCACGACCATCTCGTAGGCCGGCGGGCCCTGGCCGGCGCCGGCGCCCGCCACGAAGTCACTGAGCATGCCGGGAGCCTCGATCCAGGCGGCAGAGCCGATGTGGGCCCGCTCCTTCATCGTCTCGTCAGCGTGCTTGTACAGCATCTCGCTGTTGTTGTGGTTGTGCCGCGTCGGCGCACTGGTGGTGTCCATGTAGGCACCTCGGGCGAAGTCCGACGGCACGTCGGTGTCGGTGGCGACACCCTCCTCGAACCGCAGCGGGCCACGCTCGCCGGGCCGCGACGGCGCCATCATGCGGTCGAAGCGCTGCGGGAACCGCTCCGGGTACGGGTTCTGCGGTGCAATGGTCATGTACGGCTCCTTGACCTGGGCTGGATGCCAAGAAGCGTAGTCCTGGGCCTTCAGCGGCCGCAGACGCGGGTGTTGTTCATAGTTGACGTACATCGACGTCAACGGTGGTACTCTCGGGATCCCCCGCCACCCGGCAAGACAGCGGGGGATCATCAACCGAAGGAGACCAAGGCTACATGCCCTCAACCATCAACATCCCGCGCTCGATCGCGGCCGCACAGGCGAAGCTCACCGAACTCGGTGAGATCTCCACGGCGACGGAGTGGCACCGAGCCGCCATCGTCGCCGCCTACGTCCAACCTGCCACTCATGGTGGGCGGCCGGACCGAGCAAGTTCGGATCTGAACTTGCTCACCGCCGCATCCTTCGCGGCACTCGGCATCGTCGGCTTGTCAAGCACCGGCACCGTGCTGATCTACGCCAAGGCGTGGCTCGACCGCTTCGATCGACCTAAGCCCGGCGGCAAGATCACACTGCCAGACGATCCGTGGCCACCGACTCGCCCCGAGTCGCTCGGCAGCCGAGTCTCCACCGATCCCGAACGTGCCGTAGCGCAGGTCATCGAGAAGCACGGCCTCAACGCCATCATCACTGCTGTCGTCGAACAAGCCCCCGAAGCCGTCGCCAAGGCCGTCGCCAACGACGATGAAGCCGACGTGGCCGTGAGCCAGGCCCGCCTCACCCGCAACATCAACCGACCTGGCGCCGCCGAGATGCGCGACCGCAACGACGCTCGCGAGAAGCGGATGGACGACGCCATCGCCGACTCCACCACCCAACTGGAGCGCACCGGGCTCGCCGAGCACGAGGGCAACATCCACCTGCGACAGGCAGCGATGCACCTCGCCAAAGCGGCGGCCGAGTTCGACCGCAACCCGGTCCTCAGTGATGAGCAGCAGGGGCGCTGCGATGAGGCCATGACCCACATCGAGCACTACGTCCGCCTGCTCCACGGGGACGGTGAGTGGACCGGCAACGACGATGACTTCCTGCGCAGCCTCGGCATCGAGGGAGTGGCGTCATGAGCTACTGGGCACAGCAGGTCGACGATGCCATCGACGCATTGCTGGTGAAGGACCCGAAGATGGTGCAGTTCACTCGCACTGACATTTCCAAGCAGCTACAGATCCCGAGAGCCCAAGCCAGCCAGGCCTTAAGCCTGCACCGGCGGTATCAACAGCGCAGTGGTACCAAGCACATCGTCGTGGGGCGCGGAAGCGGACGAGCAGCGATCTGGCTGCTGCTCAGCGGCAAGGGAGCGACCAACCGGGCGCTGACGATGGGCCACGCCCAGCACGTCGCCAACGACCTCGCCCGCCGTGCCAAGTCGGACATCATCCATGAGCTGGAGCCGGCGATGGTGGCCCACCCGATCATCCAGGCTGTGATGGCGGGGATGACGATGAACATCGAGCAGTCGGTGCTCACGGCCGCTCGCACCATCGAGGCGATGACGGCGGTATGGGAGCAGCAGGCGCACCAGAAGGCCGACCTGCGAGGCGTGGTCGCCGTCTGATCACGGGTGCCGCTAGCTCCTCCGAGAGAGATGAGGAGGAGCGAGCGGCGAGCCCGGCGGCCGTACAACGGCTGTGTGCTCACCTCGGCCGTCTCGATCACATCGTCAACGGTCATGAAGCATGCGCACGCCAAGCTATCGGGGTAGTCATCAAAGGCGTCGCGGACGTCGGGCGCCGCCGCCAACAGGTAGTTCCCCTGGAACTTGATCTCCAGGTCGGTCATCTGCTGTGTGAAGCGCTTGTAGCTGCGCAGACGTCGGGTCTTCGCCGAGGCCGGGAAGATGATCGCCTGGCGCTCGATCAGCGTCTTGAGGTGCTTCCACCGCTCGGACTGGTTCTTGCTGTCGCTGGTCAGCCCGCGCACCTCGACGTGGGGCATCAGCAACTGCAGGCGTTCAGCGACGTTGCTGCCCATGCCCTGAGCGTCAACACCGATGCGCAGGACGTTGTAGCCCTGCAGGAACCTCATGATCTCGTAGTACTGGCGCTCCCACGGCTTGTTCGTCAACTCCATCCAGTTGAGGATGCGATGCTCAAAGAAGCCGAAGCTGTCAGGGCGGGCCCAATCGACCCACACGACCGTCACAACGGTGCTGTCGTGGGTGCGGGCCGGATCGACGCCAACTACAACAGGACTGTCCGGGTGCCAGAAGGTCGGCTGGATCCCGAACTGGACGTCGCCCAGGTTCATCAGCACATCCTCGGTGACGAACATGCCCTCTTCGAGGATCCACTTGATGTTGTAGCTCATCTGGAAGAAGTCGGAGTCCTCGCCGAAGCGGGCCTTCTCACGAGCGATGTACTTCTTGTAGTCAGCGTTGTAGCGGCAGACGTACTTGTAGTTGAACTCGAAGTGGTTCCGCCGGCCGCCGCGAGTCTGGCGCCGCTTGTTCGAGGTGCAGGTCTTCTGGAACAGGCTCTTCACCCGGTTCGGGGTGCCGGTCATCACCCTGGAGCCGTTGTAGAACGCCAACGTCGGTGCGATCTTGCGGTTGATCACTTCCTCGTCGATGTCCTGGGCCTCGTCCATCAGCACGAAGTGGTAGCTCTTGGACTCGATCTTGGCCCGGGCGTTGGCGGTCTGCATGCGACACAGCGAGCCGCTCTTGCGCAGCGAAACGACCTTGGCCTTGCCGCCGGTGCGCGTCGTGCGCTCGTCGATCTCGGGGTCGAGGAACAGCTTGCGGGCCTTCTCCGACGTCAGCCAGTCGTGGACACGTCCCCACACCGTCTCTGCCTGGCCCTCAGTGGGAGCGAACACACCGACCCAGAACCCGTCGACGAACTTCTTCAGCAGGTCCGGGTAGGCCTTGGCCAGGCGCGGCAGCAGCACCATCAGGCCGGCGATGACGATCGACAACGTCTCTGACTTTCCTGACTGCCGCGACTGCAGCACGGTGATCTCCTCGGAGTCACCGATGATGATCGACTCGACGATGCGGTAGGCCACCTCCCGCTGGTACGGGAACAGCGTGCGCCCGGTCAGGTCCTCGCTGAACACGATGATCTTGAGGACCATCTCGTGCACGAACTGGGCGTCGTCCTCGTCCAGCTCGATGTAGTCGGCCTCGGCGTCCTCGGCCTCGGGGAACTCCTCATCGAAGGTGATCTTCGGCGCCGGCGGCTCCTCATCGTCCAGCTCGATGATCTCGATCGTGGGCGTCGACATGGGCGGATCCTAGGACCGGTTGATCAGCACAGACAGGAGCCCGTGGAGCACCTCGGTCTGGCGGCGGGCCTCGTGCAGCTGCGTGTCGTCGACCTGATGCGCAGCGTAGGAGCCGACCTGCACGGCGATCGTGGAGCTGACCGCCTCGCACCACGTCAGCAGCTCGCTGGTGGCCATCATCTCGGCGCGCTCGACCGCCTTGCGGGTGTTCTCCTCGTGGCCGAGCTGACTGTCGGCGTCACGACGGGTCAGGAAGCGACCCATTCGACCTCCCCGTCGCGGTGCACCACGGCGGTCAGGGCGTTGGTGCGAGTGTCGATGAACGCCGTCACCAGCTCGGGCTCGACGACGTCGAACACCACATCGAGGGTCTCATCGAGGCCCTCGAACACCGAGGCGTCGAGGTGCTGGTCGAAGCCGGCGTCGAACTCACCCCAGTCGAAGTCGTCCTCGGCGGTGGCGACGTCCATCCCCGGGCGGCAGGTCCCGAAGCGCAGTGAGTACGGGCCCAGCGTGAGGGCCACACCGGACCCGTACCAGTACGGAGCGTAGATCTGGCGCATCCAGGCCTTTGCGACGATCCTGGGGCGTTCTAGGGGGCTCTCAGCCAACGTCAGGGCCTGCCACCGCCCTGCCATGCACCACAGGCGGCCGAACCAGACCTTGTGCATCAGCCCCTCCGCCCGTAGCGACCTTCGAGGATGCCGTGGCGCTGAGCGTGCTCCATCGCTGCTCGGATGTGCGGCTCCGGCCCCTCTGGCCCGGACTCCTCGTCCGGGAGACCCCACTCCTTGGGGTTGGCGCGCAGCGCCACATTGCCGGGGTGCCCCTCGATACCGGTGTACGGCAGCGGGTGGCGGCCGGCAGAGTCGTAGGCGTGCGTCTCGTCGTGGGCGAAGTAGTGAGTGTCGTCACCCTGAACGGCACCGAAGTGAAGGTCGGGGCGCAGACGTT